AATCGAGCATGTAAAAGGTATGAGTAAAGAACAGTTGGACCTCATGTTAGATAATATTCCAATCGAAATGGTTTATAATCGTTTAGGAAGAGAGTTGGAGAGAAATAAGGCTTTCATGAATTCAATTAAGGGTTCAATGGCTTTAATTAATTCTAAATAGTCTTTTCTACGGAAAGGAGAGAAAAAAAAAGAAAAACAGGCGATGTTTAAGGTCTCCGCCCATTGATATTCTTGAGTTTGTTATGTTGTTATTGTATAATACGCTTAACAAGGAGGTATCTATATGGGTGATGAGTATAAGCGGAAGAAAAAGAAACAAACTGAACAATTAGCTCTAAATGCTATCGGAGAAGAAATACATATTTTTGATGGACCAAATGGAAAAGCAAGAATTAAGAAAGTATCTATGTTTTCTCGAATATCTACTGGTTTTCAGTTTTGTCCGGATTGTCATAAACCAATCATTCATAAGAATAGTTTCTGGGAATGTGATATTTGTAATTACAGCATCACAGATGAAGAAGTAAAAAATGGGGAAGGTTTTCCAACAGAAGAGTCAACTTATGAAAATGATTATGGAGAAATATATAACGATGAAATTGATATTCCAGAAGGTTGCGATGCTTGTGGTGGTCCATATCCAGATTGCAAAGCGAGCTGTAACATGTATGATTAACGATTAAAAGCCTGTGTTCTAAACAACATGGGCTTTTATTTTGTCCTTTTTTTGCTTCGCACAAAAAACATGCTCTTTTATGAAGAGAAGAGTAAAATGTGTCCTTTTTACCTTTTCTTTTGTCTTATGAAAAACGAAAGGAGCTCATTATGTTAGAGAACAAATTTAAAACTGAACTGGTTGCAGAAATTGAAGATATGTTCCCTGGTTGTATAGTAGTGCATCTTGACCCGAACGAGATTCAAGGAATTCCAGACCTTTTAGTTTTGTATGAAAACAAATGGGCTGCTTTAGAAGGTAAGAAGAGCGCTAATGCACCACATCGTCCGAATCAAGATTATTATGTGAATTTGATGAATAAAATGTCTTTCGCATCTTTCATCTATCCAGAGAACAAGGAGGAAGTATTATATGAACTTCAACAAGCATTCCGCATTAGAAGGCCAACACGCGTTCTTAGGTGCTAGTAAGTATCATTGGATCAATTACGACGATGAAAAAATTGCAACAGCGTATGCAAATCATTTAGCAACATTAAAAGGAACTCCATTACATGAGTTTGCTGCTCAGTGCATCAGATTGGGACAGAAATTACCTAGATCTGAAAAAACATTGAATATGTATGTAAATGACGCAATTGGCTACAAAATGATTCCAGAACAGATTTTAGTATATTCTGAGAATTGCTTTGGTACAGCCGATGCTATTTTGTTTAGAAACAATTTTCTTAGAATCCATGATTTAAAAACCGGTGTTATTCCCGCTCATATGGAACAACTATTAATTTATGCATCATTATTCTGTTTAGAATATCATGTTAAACCGGGCGAAATTGAAATGGAATTAAGGATTTATCAAAATAATGATGTACAAATAGCCAATCCAACGGCTGAGGACATCGTTCCGATTATGGATAAAATCATAACGGCAGACAAGATTATTAAAAAAATTAAAGAACAGGAGGTATAAACCATGAACCCTATTGCTCAAGATATTTTGATGCATTATGGTGTTAAGAGACGTTCAGGACGCTATCCTTGGGGTTCTGGTGACAACCCTTATCAACATAGTGGAGATTTTTTGAGTCGTGTTGAGGAATTGCAAAAACAAGGATTAAACGAAAAAGAAATTGCCGAATCTATCGGAATTTCCACTACAGAATTGCGACTCCAAAAGAGATTAGCAACTCACGAAAGAAGAGCTTTGGAAGCAGATCGTGCTCGTTCATTACGAGAAGATGGAAAAAGCTTAAATGAGATTGCTGAAATCATGGGTTATAACAACGATTCGTCTATTCGTGCTCTTTTGAACGAAACCACCGCAGATAATAAAAATAAAGCAAGAGTTACAGCTGAAATATTGAAGAGGGAGCTGGAAACAAAAGGAATGCTTGATGTTGGAGCTGGTGTTGAATTAGAATTAGGAATTTCTAAACAAAAGCTCGAAGAAGCGATTCGTATTTTGGAATTGGAAGGATATAACGTTTATGGTGTTGGTATTCCACAGGTTACTAATCCTGGAAAACAAACAACAACGATGGTTCTAACTAACCCAGAAGTTGCATATAAAGACGTTTATCAAAATATGGGTAATATACAACCTGTTACCGATTATCATTCTACTGATGGTGGAAATAATTTTCAAAAAAGAGAATATCCAGCTAGCATCGATGCTTCCAGAATCCAAATTCGTTATGGTGATGATGGAGGAGCAAGCAAAGATGGTGTTATAGAGCTTCGTAGAGGTGTTCAAGACTTGGATTTGGGTAATTCTCATTATGCTCAAGTACGAATCCTAGTTAATGGAAGCCACTATCTTAAAGGTATGGCTATGTATTCCGATGATATGCCAGATGGCGTAGATATCGTGTTTAATACAAATAAAAAATCCGGAACTCCCAAAATGGATGTTTTGAAGAAAATTAAAGATGATCCGGATAATCCATTTGGAGCGACTATCAAAGCAAATGGTCAAAGTTTCTATGATGACCCAAATGGTAAATTTATAGACCCGCTTACTGGAAAGAAACAGTCTTTATCAGCTATCAATAAGCTGAAAGAAGAAGGGGATTGGGATACTATGAGTAGAAATCTCTCATCTCAGTTTCTTTCTAAACAACCTATGCAGTTAATTAAGCGTCAGTTGAACTTAACCTATGCTGATGCTGAAGCTGAGTTTGATGAAATCTGTGCTTTAACAAATCCTACGATTAAACGAAAACTTTTAATGGATTTTGCTAATGAGTGCGATTCTGCCACAGTTCATTTACAAGCAGCAGCTTTACCTCGTCAAAAAACACAGGTAATTCTTCCTATTACTGCTTTGAAGGAATCAGAAATTTATGCTCCAAATTATAAAGATGGAGAACAAGTTGCTCTGATTCGTTATCCTCATGGCGGTACTTTTGAAATTCCAGTATTAACAGTAAATAACAAAAATAAGTCTGCAAGAAGTATTCTTGGTAATGTTATGGATGCTGTAGGTATTAATGCAAAAGTTGCGGAGAGATTATCTGGAGCGGATTTTGATGGAGACCAAGTTGTTGTAATCCCTACAAATTCAAAAGTTAAAATCAAGTCAACTGATGAACTTAAAGGATTAAAAGGATTTGATGCTAAAACCGAATATTCCACAGAAGGAAAAACCGGTGTTAAGCTTATGACAAAAGCTGAAACTCAGAAACAAATGGGCGTAGTTTCAAATCTGATTACCGATATGACTTTACGTGGTGCAACAGAAAGCGAACTCGTTAGAGCTGTAAAACACAGTATGGTTGTTATTGATGCCGAAAAGCACAAATTAGATTACAAGCAATCTGAGAAGGATAATGGAATTGCCGAGCTTCGTCAGAAGTATCAAAGACAAGTAGATTCAGATGGTAATGTAATCAAAGAGGGTGGAGCTTCTACATTAATTTCTCGTAAGAAACAAGATGTTAGAGTTCCTGAAAGACAGGGAAGTGGAACAATTGATCCTGAAACTGGAAAGGTTTCTTATAAAGAATCTGGTCGTACTTATGTAGATAAAGACGGAAAAGTTCAGAAAGCCACAACAAAAGTTAAGCTTATGAATGTTACAGAAGATGCCCGTACTCTTTCTTCAGGTACCCCCCAGGAAAACGCCTATGCAGATTATGCTAATAAAATGAAGGCCCTAGCTAATGCAGCTCGTAAAGAATCTGTAAATACTGGTCGTTTAAAATACGATCCCAATGCAAAAGAAGTTTTTTCAACAGAGGTCGATTCTTTAAAGTCTAAGTTAAATATAGCTGCAAAGAATGCTCCTCGTGAAAGAAGAGCCCAAGCTTTGGCAAATTCTGTAGTTAAGGCAAAACAACAAGACAACCCGGATATGGATAAGAAAGAAATTAAGAAAGCGAGTAATCAGGCAATCATTGATGCTCGTATTTCTGTAGGTGCTAGCGGGAAGGATAGTAGAATTAGAATTACAGATAATGAATGGAAAGCAATTCAAGCCGGAGCTATTAGTGATTCTATGTTGACACAAATTCTTAGATATGCTGATGCCGATGAAATTCGACAAAGAGCTACTCCTAGAAGTACGACAGAACTTTCTACAGCTAAAATTAATAAGATTAATTCTATGCTGAATTCTGGATTTACCAATGCCGAGATTGCTGAAGCTTTAGGTGTCTCAACGTCAACTGTTTCGAAGTATGCTAATTAAATAGATAAGGAGATAAGTGTAATCATGGCGAAATGTGCATTGACGACAATTGACAATCCTTACGATCCATTCGAGCAGTTCGATGCTTGGTATATGTATGACATGGAAAAAGGTTACAGCACTTGCTCATACCTCGACCGAATAGCTCGAACTTCAAATCAGTTGTCGGAAGAAGAGAATGAAAAAGAAATTGAAAGAGCGATTGACGAGATCATCCGTTTCGATTTCCAAAATATTTACAAAAAAGTTGTTATGAAGTAATAAATTATGCATTTTACTTACATTTTTTAGCCTCTCAAAGATGTTTGGGTACCGGAGGGGGTGTCTCTAAAAATACACCCCCCACCCACATCGCGCCGGTCTTTAAAAATTCTCCGGGGGAAAATTTGAGAAATGGGGTTCAAAAATCCTAGCGGTAATATGTGATATTTAAACAGGCTCATGGAGTTAGTTCTAGGGTTTTACTCTTTCTTTTTCTCCTTTCGGTAAAAAGACTGGCTTCATGGGTTTGTTTAAATGTCACATAAAATGTTCAGAAACTATATGAAAACAAACACTGTAAAGGCTAAAAGTGTATCTAAAAAATATTGAAAGGAGTGGAAACATGGGCAAAACCAAGACGGTTGTTTCTGCTGAGCCTAGAATTAGTCGTCCTGCGATAGACCCAGATGCAAGAGAAAACCAAATGATAGCTCTAGCTGTTGATTTAGTAGAGCAGAGATTATTAAATGG